TCCCCCAAGCTCGGTGGCCGCGGCGTCGGACCCTTGGCTGGCGCGGGCTCGGGCGTCGTGGCCTTCTCGTCCCGCTGGACCACCTTCTGCTTCGGCGGTGCGGGCGCTGGTGCCGGGGTGGGCTTGGGAGGGGCGGCGAGCGGCGGGAGTGCAGGAGCCTCCCCCGGCTTTCCGGGCTTGGCGGGCTTCTCCAGCTTTCCCTCTTCCTCCTCCAGAAGCTCGTCAATCATCTGCTTCTGCTTGTCCGGGTCCTTGGTCTTGACAATCTTCTCGATTTCCTTCTTCTTGCGCAGTTCCTCCTGCCGGGTGCGCAGCTTCTTCTCCTTCTCGGAGGGCGGTGCCTCCTCCAGGCGCTTCTTGTTAAGTTCCACCTCACGCTTGCGGACGATGGTCTGGATGTTGTTCTGCACGGCGGGCAGGATGCGCTCGAAGACCGCCTTGCAGTGCTTGCAGATGACGAAGTTGCCCCGGAGGTCAAGCCTCTGGGTGGGGGCTTGCAGGAGCGGCCGTGCCTCCCCCAGCAGCCCGTCCCGCTGGTTGATGTTCCACTGCGCCCCCCAGTAGAGGAACGCCGGGCAGGAGCAGTTGCACCGGACATCAAGGGTCTTGGCGTCCTGTGTCTTCTCCACCTGCGACAGGTCGAACTGAACCTGCACGTCATGCCCCCGTGGGTCGGAGTAGTTCTCGTGGCAGACGACCTTGTATTCGAGGAAAAGCTCTTTGGGTCTTGACTTTATGAGGGTTGGCTCGCACCCCGCCCGGCGCTTCACGCTGAAGGCGTTCGTCTGCCGGATAAGCTCGGGCAACGAGATGGCCACCTTGGTGTAAGGCGGCTGGAGCTTGATTACAGGTATGGTCACCCAGAGCTTGTTAGCCAGGTGCGGTGGAAGTGCAGCAAAGGCCATAATCCCCTCAACTATGGTTCTTGTAGAGGGTTTGCGGCGGTCTACATCTCTGCTTGTTCTAGCGGCGGCGGGGTTTCCTTGACAAGGTCCTTGAGGTCGTCGGGGATGGGGACTTCCTTCGGTACCGCCCTCTGGCGCTTCTGCTTCTTGTACTGGAGGAACTTTTCGTCCTCTGTCGTATCAGGCTTGGGCGGCTGGTCCATCAGTTCGTCATGCTGCCGGGCGAGGGAGTCCATGTCCGCCTGCGCAGCCGGGGTGTTGCCGAGGTCGTTGATGGGGTTGTTGAACTTGTCCTTGAGGTCGTATCCGGGGGGAGGGGCTGGTGCCTTAGTCTCCTTCTTGGCAGGCTGCTTCTTCACTTCGGATATGAACTTGCTCTTCAGGAATGCCTCGATGGCGAGGGAATCCACCTTGAGAACCTTGACAAGCTGCCCGTTGCGGTAGATGGCAAGGGAATTACCAAGCTGGGCGTCATGGGAGAGCATGTCTCCCGGTCGCACATAGAACTTAGACCCCTCGAAATTTATGGTAGTACTGGCCACAAACGACTTCATTCTTGCCTCCCATCAAAGGGCGGGATAGTGCAACTCCTAGCAGTTGAGGATGTTCCACCTGCGGATGACCTCCTGCTTTGCCGCCTCGTACTTCCGTGCGTGGTGCTCCCAGCCAGTCTCCCCGGCTACGCCATCGACAGGAACATCCCCCGGCCACAGCCGGAAGCCCTGCCCGCATCCCCGGCAGCGGATGTCTATCCAGCCGTCATGGGTGGAGCCGTCAGAGAGTATGCATACCAGCTTTGGTCTGTCTTTGCTACAGATTTTACAGGGGTTAAGAGAGATTTCACCGGGCATGATGGCTCCTTGGCGACACATATGCGCCTACAGGATAATACCGGTTTTGTGGGTAAAAAAAGAGAACGGCGGGAATCCGGTTAAGGATTCCCGCCGCAAGGTTTGAGCTTACCGGGGGCTATTAGTTCTCGCCCTGGTTGAAGCCGTTGAACACCTGGAAGCGCCCAGTGACGGTGAGCCGCTGAACACCGGAGGGGTTGAACACCAAGAACCCGAGGTTCTCGAAGATGCTGAACCCAATCTGACGGAGGTCAGGCCGGTCGGCGGACATGACGGTGAGCGGGATGCGCTCCGGGATAACGCCGAGGAACTCGGCATCAGCCAGGATGTAGATGCATCCGTAGCCTACCTTACGGGACTGGAGCAGTGTGGCTCCCCAGAGGTAGCCCATGACACCCGTCTTGAGAAGCTTGCGCTGGGTCTCACGGTCGATATTCTGTTGGGTCCACTTCAACAGGTCCGTGTAGTCACGGGGGTTGAAGAAACAGAAGGCGACGGAGAGGTCATGACGCTGAACCTGTCCGAAACCGTCTGCCATCGAGTTGATGTCGATGGGCGGCGAGATTGCGATGTCGCCGTTGTATACTGGGTCGAAGAGACCCGAGCCAGCCTTTGCGGCGTTGTCAATTGCCACCTGAGCGTTCGCAGCGGCAGCGACAGCGTCGAAGAGACCGAACACGTAGCCGTCTTCGGCAGCGCCGACTTCAGCCTTTGCCAGGTTAAGGGAACGAGCGACGAGGTCAAAACGGCGCTCCTTAATCTGGGTAATCGGAATCATCGGGTTGGACACGATTTCAAACGTCGGAACGGTGACACGCTTGGGCTTGGTAACCCGAACGATGTCTCCGCCTTCCTCGCCAACGACGAAGGCTTCGACGAAGGACCCGCCAGGCGTGCTGGACACGGTCTGGGCGGATACGTCAAATTCCTTGTCATAGATGGGAAGTGCGCCGTCCGGCAGCGTTTCGACCATGAGCGCCTTGCGAGCGATGCTCATGTAGTCACGACGCCGACGAAGCGACGGTCCGAGGCTAGCGGCGAGCTTCTGCCGTCCGCCAGCGGTCTTAAGCAGTTGGCCAAGCATCGCCGTCTGCTGTTGTGTGCGGGAAAGGTTTGCCATTGAAGTAAATCTCCTCTCTTAGCGCCTAAGAAGTGGGTTCCCCGGAGGGAACTTCTCCTTAGAGCAGACTTGCTACGCCGAGCCAAGGCTCCTGCGTTGTGGGGACGTGAGTGCAGATTCCTACAGGAATCTTTGCGCCGTTGGTGCCAGCGTGAGCTACGTCGGTATACAACCCGGCCGTTGCACCGTTACCGCAGTAGACATACTGACCGGCCTTGAATGCTACGCCAGCCTGCGTGTCATACGACTCGTTGTTGATGTTACCCTGGAAGAGGGCACGGACGACCGGGGCCTTCTTGCTGCCCGAGGGTCCGATTGCGCCTGCAAACTCACCGGGACCGTTGAGGAGGACGGCGAACGGAATGTTGCCCGCTCCTACGGTGGTGGTAGAAGGGGAAGTGTAGGTTACGCTTCCGGGGTTGAACGGACCAGTGCCGACGACGCCTGCGTGTGCGGTTTCAGTCCCGTCAGGGGTTGATTCCGTGTCGCAGGGAACGATGACGGATTCCACGCCCGTGGCGTTATGCGGAGTGTCCGCAATCGCCATGATGCGCCCGCCAAGGTACCCGGCATTGATGAGCGTGGTCTGGTCGGTTCCGGGGTCGCCCGTGAGGACAACGTCCGGCGTGCAGTTCACGCTATCGTTTTGACCGTAATATATGAGCTTAACTGCCATACTAGGTCTCCATGTAGGAAGATTGGATTAGGCTATGCTCCCAATCCTCTGTCCAGGAGTGGACCTCGGGACTATAGGAGCACAGACTGCTTCATACATCTAAAGGGGTTGATAGCAAGAATTTGGAATCGCTGACATTTGCCCAAAGTAGATAAAGTGGTGCCCATATAACAACAACTATTCGTATTATTATATGGGGGATAAATGCACATCTACTTGGTGACCAATCTCATTAACGGAAAGATGTATGTGGGGCAGACGGTCAAAGAAGTAAAAGAGCGGTGGAGGATACATCTAAAATGCGCTCGGACAGGGTATAGAAACCGGCTCTATGGTGCTATCCGAAAATATGGGCCAGAGGCTTTTGTTGCTGAGGGTTTAACAGAATGTGACAATCAAGAACAGCTTAATGCACTTGAGGAGATGTGGATAATCCTTCTGGATACCAAAAACCCAGAAGTGGGGTATAACATGACATCCGGGGGGGATGGGTGTTCTGGGTACTCTTTCTCCAAAGCCTCTCGAACGAAGATGAGACTATCAGCATTAGGCAGAAAGGCATCTCAAGCAACAAGAGATGCTCTCAGCAAAGCCCATAAAGGTAAGCCTAAGCCCCTTGCCCAACGGAAGAAAATAGCAGATGCTTGGACCGACCAACGTCGTTCAATGCAAGCTAGTATAGCTCGGCATGTAAACTCTGTAGAAAACAAAAAACTAAACGATTTTACTTGCCCCACTTGCAAGCAGGAATTCAAGCAGGTATCCCGAAGCGTGTACGGAGGGCATCGGAAAGCCTGCCTGTTTTGGAATACTTCGCAGCTACCGCAAAAGTGCTGATAGCAGTAATCTATAACAACTCTACGCAGAGGAATAGAGGAGTTATTGTCTGACTGTTTACAACTTTGAATGCTAGGGTTTGGTCAGAACCCCAAGCAAGTCCGCTTACTGACGCTCCTCCACCTTCATGCGACGTTGCGCTTTCCCCAAACCCATAACCGGTTGTCGATGACGCATAGACAGCATGAAATCTGAATAACCCATAAAGTTCTCCAGAGTTATAGTAGCCCCCATCTGCTTTTACTCCATTCAAGTAAAAATCAAACTGGGCATTTGCACTACTATCATATACACCTGCTGTGACTCTCAACGCTTGACCAGCCGACACCGTTCCTCCAGGGAGGGTGTAACTGTAAAGAGTATTTGGTCCTGCCACAGCACTACCTGGACCTTGAAAATTCAACACAGTAACCCCACCAGATAGAGAAGGTCCGGTATAACCTGTCATTCCGGTATATCCCGAGTACCCTGTGAAGTTGCCGGGGCCGGTGTATCCTGTGTAACCGGTGATGTTCGGTCCTGTGTAGCCTGTGTAGCCACTATATCCCGTATATCCCGTTGGTCCGGTAGGTCCAACAATCCCCCCATAGGGAAGAGAGTTCCACGCTGTTGAACCATCTCCAAGTTTGAACAATTCTGTATCTGTCTCCACCCCCATTTCGCTGGTTGCTAAAACGGGATTATTGGTCATCCAGTTGGCTGCGGTATCATGCCGAAATTGAAACACACCTGTGAATTCTGCGGTTGACATGCGGATGCTCCTTCTTGTAAAATTAAAATGTTAATTGTCTTCACTACCAGATTAGATAGTCTAGTTTTGTAGCTAGAGGAGGGACGCCCGAAACATCTAGGTTCCGGGCGCATTAGGGTGGGATTATCTAGCCTCGCCCAGTACGGGCGAGCCTAAAACACGAACCCCCGGACCGGATGTCCGGGGGTCTGATGGTTGGGTGGTTTACTCGAAGTCGTCAGCGAACAACGCCTTTGCCGGGTCGAAGTTCTTCGGCGCATCCTTGTCGGAAGCGATGATGGGCTTAATCTTCCGAAGGGTTGCGGGCTTCTTGGCGGCGGGCTTTGCGGCTGCTCTGCCTGCTGCCTTGCCCTGAGACTCAGGAGCCTTGCCTTCGGCGGGTTCCTTGAGTTCCGGCACGGCATCCTGCGGGGTGCGCTTCTGCTCGCTGTCCTCTGGCTCCACAATCTTGATGGTGTCGGCCCAGAGGTCGTCGGAGTGGTCGGACTCGCTGTCACGAGCCTCCTTGCTGGTTTCGCTCTGCTCGAAGTGCTTGGCAGCCTCGCCCGTAAAGCTGGGCACGACTTCCATGCCTGCCACCTGGGCAGCGGTCCTGACTCCGCCCATCAGTGCTGCCAATGGGTCGTCGTCCGCACCTTGGCGGCTGAACATGGCGGCTACGACATCGCCAAATTCCTGCACGCCGTTGTCATCCAGAGTGGCTTCCATGTCCATGGCAGCGGAGGGGGCAAAGAACTCGGAACCGCTGTTGTCGGACTCGTTCGCCAGGGCTGACTGCTTCTCGCCCATGGACTCCTCGTTGAAGATTTGGTCGAGGTCAAGCGCCTGCTCGTCGCCTTCGCCTTCGAGCGACTCGCCCTCTCCCTCAACGACCTCGGCCTCGCCTTCCAAGCCTTCGCCGATTTCCTCAAGCTCCTCGCCTTCGGTCTCCAGGACGCCTCCGGGAACTTCCTCCCCTTCGGCCTCCTCGGCATTGACATCTTGGACGAGGGCTTGGATTTCGTCGGAAAGCTCTTGCGCCTTCTCGCCGAGTTCCTTAATCTTCTCCTCGGTCACCATCTCGGTGGCCTCGGCCTCTCCACCCATCCCGCCTTCGGGACCAGCCGGGGGCAGACCATCTGTGGGCGGCATGTCCATGGGCGGCTCTTCACCGGGGATTCCCTCCTCTACCGGGGGCGCTCCTGCGTCAACAGGCGGTACGCCTGCATCCACTGGGGGTGCGCCTGCGTCAACAGGAGGTGCAGCAGGCGGTGCGCCTGCGGCGGGCGGGAACTCCGCCTTCTTGGACTTGGCGGCGGCTGCCTTGGCAGCGCACTTGGAGCACATCTTTCCGCCCTTGCAGTTGGGACATACGGCCGCCTTCTTGCCAGCCGACTTGCCCTCGGACAGGTCCACGGTGTCGCCAGGACGCTCGCCAGCACCCGGACGTTCGGCTGCCTTACCGGCATCGACTTCCTTCGGCTCCGAGGCAGTCCCACCGCCATGGCCACGACCGTCGTTATAGGTCGGGGTCTGCGGTCCGGCGTCCTTGCGGTCGTCGGCGCTCTTGGGGGTGGCGTTCTTCGCCTCGCCCTTGACCTCGGACTTCACGGCGTTCTTCGCTTCCGAGAGGACGCTGGGGTTCTCCAAGAGGTCGTTCATCTCGACCTTGTGGACTTCCTTGAAGGTCTCGGCCACCTTGGTGTAATGGGCGTTGACGGCGGTCTGCTTCAAGGCAGCCTTGAGGGCGCTGGTCTTGTTGTTGAGCAAGGACGCAGCGAACGCTTTCTGGGCTTCCACCGGGGCGGACGGGAGCATCGTCTTGGCGATGGTCCAAGCTGCGGCGACCCTCATCTTGGCTTCCCGGCTGATTACTGCCCGGTTCTGCTTCAGGTCGGCGAGCTTTTCTTTCAATGAAGTCTTCGTGTCGTTTGCCATAATCTTTCCCCTCTCGGAGTTAGGGCTGGTATTGCCCTTCTTATTAGAACTTGGATAGTTGTGTTTCTTGCTCGCCTGCATGGGTGTTGGCGGGGCAGGAGATGGTTCGGGCGGAACCTCGGAGGTTCCTTCGGGTCCTACGGGTGGCTCTGGTGACGCCTCGGCAGGGGGTGCCTCCGGGGGGAAGTCCTCGGTGGGGGATGGCTCGGGGGGTACTTCCGGTCCTGCCTCGGGCAGGGGCGGCTCGTTCGGGGAGGTTGCTTTCGGGGGGGCCGGTAGTCCGGCTTCGGTGAGCGGCTCGTCGGTGGGGGCGGCATTGCTGGTGGCAATCTCCCCGATGTTATCGTCCAAGCCGTCAAGCTCGGACTTGAGAGCCTCCGACCACGGTCCTTCCTTGAATCGTCCCCAGGCAGTCAGGAATTGCACCTTCTCCTGCATGCCCTTGATTTCTTCCTCAATCTCGGTGCGCTTCTGGGCAAGGTAGTCGAACGTCTTCTCGCCCTCGCCCTCGGGGAGGGTCATGTCCAGCTTGTTGATTTCGTTGTCCAGTTGGCCGAGTTCAGCCACCTTGCGCCGATACTTCAGGATAAGTGGGTTGGTGTTTGCCATTATCTGAGATTTCCTCCGTTGTCCCGTGAGAGCAACATCTCTCCCAAATTAAGGGAACCATAGTCCTCGTTTTGCGAGGCAGCCTTGGCAAATCTGCTAGCATCGGCGGATTTGCGGGTATACGAGGTGGCCGGACCCAGCCATTCCTCCGCCACAATCGACCTCTTTACGGCTCCGGGGAACGCCGGGGTCTGCACCCAGCTTGCCTCCACGAACTTGACGCCGCCGCCCGGCAGGGACTCGTGGCCGCAAAGCTCGGCTACACGGCGGGGCTGCCCGTCCTCGTCGGGGAGGAACGAACCCTTGTTGAACTGGAGGTGGTGGCAGTAGGTCGAGGCATCGGTAACATGCTGCCCGCAGAATGAGCAGATGACGAGGTCGGTGACGCAGCCCATGCTGAGGTACTTGACCTCCCCGTTGCGAATCTGGGCGGCCAGCTTGCTGTGGGACAGGTCGGTGGCCACGAGGATGTCCACGAAGTAGACGCTGTCCCGTGGGTCCTGAGTCAGGTGTATCTTGCGCAGGACGCTATCGACGATATGCCCCTTGGCGTACTTGCTGTTCTGGAAGTGCTCGACGAAGTTGAACGCCCCCACGAAGGTCTTGTAGGATGACTTCATGACGCCGTTCGACCAAGCGTCATCATTGTTGTTAACGAGGTGGGCAGAGGCCGGGCGGATGAGATAGTCCTCGGGGGCGGATTCCGTGGCCACGGAGGACATGATGGTGCAGTGGCTCAGGAGGTACTTGGTCTTGTTGGACGAGGCGGTCTTCCAGAACGTCTTGGCGGGCGTGGACAGAGGGATATGAAACGCCCTACCGCCCCATTCCTGCTCCCAAGCTTGGGGGGTGAGCACCGGCTCCCTGACTACCGCACTGGCGACCTTCTCAAAAGACATCTACACCACCTAATAAGGTGTTCCCTATTCGTTATTTGGCAAAGAACGCCCCACATGTTACACATTCGACTAGATTTCCATCCTCGGTATCAGGGTCGTCCACGGGTTTGGTTTCCGTCCCCTTGCAGTTTGGGCACACGAGGTTGACACCATCCTCCACCTGCACCGCTGCTTTCGGGAGGGTACGGGGTTCCTTGAGACCACTTGGGGAGCATTCCTCGCACCACACTGGTCCCCGGACGTTCTCCCCCTTCTTCAACTCCAAGGCGGGCTTTCCGCAGGTCTTGCAACTCCTCCACCACGTCTCTCCCTCAGCGGCCGTGCGCTCCTTTATCGGGGCACCCAAACCCTTGGCTACCTTGCTGCCCGCCGCCGTCTTGGCCACCATGTTGTCGAGGAGATAGTTCTTCACGTCCTGCGGAAGCCCGTCTAGCTCGCCCTTGCGGGAAAGCTCGGTGATAATCCCATGGTAGGGGTAGTCCTCCTTGGGGCTGGTGCGGAGGGAGTCCTTGAACTGCGAGAGTGCTGCTGCCGTGTCCCCGTCTTGGGCGAAGACAATACCCAGCATGAAATGAGCAGGTCCGTTATAGGGGTTGTGGTTGAGTGACTGGCTCAGGGCGTTGGCCGCCTCGTTCCAGTTGCCGTCCATGGCCGATGCCAGCCCCTTGTCATAGAATTCCTTGGCCAATATGGGGTTCCATTTCTTGCCCGCAGCCTGTATCTTCATGCCGCCGAGGAGTTCCCTGTCCTCGGGGTTAAGCTCAAGCTGTGGCTCTGTCGCCTGCGGCAGGCTTGCCTTGACCTTCTCCTGTATTTCCGGGGGCAGGGAC